ATGGAAAAGGAGTTGTTAGATATAGCGATTTAGATCGGACTCATTTAGTCCCTTTTGGAATATGTGTACCACACGCTGTACCATTAACTACATTTGAAAATGCTTATTCTTTTACTGTATTTGCTAATGGCAGAAATATTGCTAGAAAAGGTGATAAATATAGTGGTGAAGAAATAATATCTGGTTCTAGTAACGTAAATTGTGGGTAAATAAATGACAATAACTAGAGCAGATACATTAACTTCGTCAAAAAAACAACAAGAATATTTTTCTGATTTTTTGAATAGTTTTGCTTATTCTCCAGTTAATAATAATCTTGCAAAAATAACTAATGATCAATCTGTAAAACAGTCAATGAAAAATTTAATATTTACTGTTTTAGGAGAAAGGCTATTTCAACCAAATGTTGGCAGTAATTTAAATAAATTACTATTTGAAAATATCACAAAAGCAATTTTAAATTCTATAGAATTCAACATAAAAAATACAATAAAATATAATGAACCTAGAGTAGAAATAATAGAAGTTACTGCTAAAGAAACAATTAATCCTAACGAAGTTCAAGTAGATATAGTATTTTCAATGATAAATAATCCTGAACCTATTTCAATTAATTTTATATTAAAAAGAGTCAGATAAATGGCCAATAGTTCTTTAAGCGTTTCTTCGTTAGATTTTGATACGCTAAAAGCGAATTTCATACAGTTCTTAAAAACTCAAACAGCTTTCAAAGATTATAATTTTGAAGGCTCTAATATGAATGTGCTTTTAGATGTTATGTCATATAATAGTTATTTGAATTCTTTTTATCTTAATATGGTTGCTTCTGAAATGTTTTTGGATACGGCTCAAAAACTAGATTCAGTTATTTCTCATGCTAAAGAATTAAATTATGTTCCTAGATCATCTAGATCTGCTAAAGCAGTCATTTCTTTTACATATGATACTACAGGAATTGAAAATCCTTTTATAATACCAAAAGGAACAATTTTTAGTGGAACAAATTCTAATGGTTCTTTTAATTTTGTAACAGATCAAGAATCTTCTTATCTTTCTACAAATTCTACTTATACTATATCAAATTTAGAAATATACGAAGGGTTTTATTCTAAAGATACTTTTATCGTCGACGATTCACAAGAAACTCAAAGTTTTGTTTTATCTAATGAAAATGTAGATACAAACAGTATAACAGTTTCTGTTTCTGAAAACGATGGTGTTTCTAATACAACATATACTTTGGCAGAAAACCTGTATGGTTTAAATGGAAATTCAGAAATTTACTTTTTACAATCTACATATAATCAAAAATACCAAATTGTTTTTGGTGATGGAATTTTTGGTAAAAAACCATTGAATTCTTCTATTATATTTGTAGATTATAGAGTTTCATCCGGTTCTAGTGGTAATGGAATAGAAACAACATTTAATTTAGATCAAGATCTTGGTAGTATTAATGGAGGCACAGGATCTGCTAGCACGATAGATGTAGTTTCATCATCTATTGGTGGTGCTAATTCAGAATCTATAGAATCTATTAGGTATAATGCTCCTAAACATTATCAAACACAAGGTAGATGTGTAACATCAAACGATTATAAAGTAACTATTTTGCAAAATTTTCCAGAAATACAGTATGTAAATGTTTTTGGTGGCACTGTAACAAATACAGCAGTAGAATATGGTAAAGTGTATATTTCCCCTAGTACATATTCTGGTGTACCATTAACTTTGTTTAGAAAAAACGATCTTCAAACGTTTGTGGATAATCTTTCTCCAATAGGTATTGTTACTTCTGTTATTGATCCACAATATTTGTATATAAATCTAAAATCTTCTGTTTCTGTTAATTTTAAAAATACAACTTTGACTGCAGCAAGTTTAAAATCACTAATAACAACTGCTATAGTTCAATATAACATAGATAATTTACAAAATTTCGAAACCACATTTAGACTTTCTAAATTAGAACAAACAATTAATAATACAGATAAATCTATTTTAAGTAACCAGAGCTATATTACACTTTCTTCTAAAAATTCACCTAATTTAAATACTGCTGTTGCTATAAGTTTTGATTTACAAAATGCTTTAGTAAAAGGTTCTTTAACTTCTTCTGAATTTAATTCTTTCGGTAAAACATACATATTTACTGATTATATAGATGGAGTAGATAATGGTAGTGGTGCAGTTTATCAATTGGAAATTAATCCATTTAATACTGTAAAAAATTATTTTAGAGCAGGTACAATAAATTATTTAACTGGTGAAATTGAAATCGTTCAGACAGTTTATTCTGATATTAAAGGTGGATTAAATATAATTGCAACACCTATTACCAGAGATGTTAAGTGTTTTAAGAACACAATATTATTGATAGACACTATTTCTGGTTTAGATATTACAACAGTTAGCGAATAATGGATATAGAAAAATATATTTCCCCATTTATAGAATCTCAGTTCCCTTTATTTTATCGAGAAGAGGGACAAGTTTTCATAGATTTTATGAAAGCTTATTACGAATGGATGGAAAATTCAGGAAATATTTTATTCGTTTCTAGATCTCTTTTAGAATATAGAGATTTAGATAAGACATTAGATAATTTCTTAATATATTTCAAAAACAAATATATTAATGGATTACCTGAAAATATTCTTGCAGATAAAAAATTACTTATAAAACACATTTTAGACCTTTATAGATCCAAAGGTGCAGAAGCTTCTTACAAATTACTCTTTAGAATGATTTTTAATGAAGATATCGATATATATGTGCCAAGTAATTACATATTTAAATTGTCTGATAACGATTGGACGATACCTAGATATATTGAAGTTTCAGATAATCCATATTTAAAAAATCTAATTGGAAATAAAATATATTCTAGTTCTACGATTTCAACTGCTTTGGTTGAAAATTATTTTACTAAACAAGTGAATGGTAAAGTTGTAAACGTATTATTATTATCAAATATATTTGGTAATTTTAAATATGGAGAACAAATATATTGTGAAAATATACCAGAAATAACTAACGAAAATGCACCTTTGATATTTGGTTCTCTTACTACAGTTAGTATAACGAATGGTGGATTGAATTATAATATTGGCGATGAATTGATTGTTCAAAAAGGTGGTGTTGAGGGTATAGCTCGTGTTTCTTCTATTAGAGATAGAAACGGCGAAGTTACTTTTACATTATTCGATGGTGGTAGTGGATTTTCTTTAGATGCTGTTGTTAGTGTTGCAGGCAAAGCTTTACCAATTAAAAATATTACAAGTACAAATCCAGTAGTAGTTGAAACTAAATCCAATCATACTTTAAATTCTAGCGATTCTTTAAAAATTAACTATGTCCAAAATATGGAAGAAATTAATAATGGTGGATACGCATATTCAGATACAACAGTAGTAGCGAATTCTACTGGGTTTAGTAATACAAACGATACGATTTATATTTCAAATGCAAATACTAGATTTAAAATTAACGATCGACTTTATTATGAAGTACCTACTGATAATACCGCTATATCTCCATTAACAGGCAATTCTTATTATTATATTTCTTTTGCTAATACATCTGCAATTAAACTTTCAACTTCTGTAAACGGCTCTAATATTAATATTACAGACAGTAGAACTACAAATCCTGGCGAATCTCATAAATTTTACATTAAGTATTCTACACCGGAATTATATTATGCTAATGTTATAAACAGCACATCTTTTGAATTATATACAAATCAAATATTGACCCAATCTTTAGACGGATCTTCGTTTACTACTTATTCTACTGTAGATGGTGGTTATATTTACATCAATACTGGTGGTGAAGGCGCATCTTTTGAAATAGGTAGTCTTGTAAATAAAGAAATATATTATCTTAATACAGATATTATAGATGATTATTATTTTGCAGACATAGAAACTCATGTTAGTGGTTATACATTAGACGTTTCGAATATTAATGGCACTTTTAATGCTGGCGATGTTATTTCTATGAATGATATTGATGTAAGAGAAATAGATTGTCAAATAACAAATATATCGGTTTTAGATGCTGGTGAAACTCTTTCTAATACTTCTTTAGGAATAGCAAATCTTACAGTATTATTTTCAGATGAAAGTAATATATTAGTAAAAGGTTCTGATATTAACAATTCGAATTTAGTTTCTGGAATATTTTTGATAAGTACTGGTGGTTCAGAATTATTAGTTAACAATTTATATCCTGTTATGACAGTTAATGCTACAGCTAATGTTGTGCAATCAAATAGTACCAGTATTGATGTAAATTGGCAAACTGGTTATTTTTATGCAGGAGAAACAGTTTATAATCAAAATTCTGTTTCTAATGCTGTAATTACGGAAGTTATAAGAAACGATAATTGGAATTTTCCAATAGTTGGTGTACCAGATCTTGAAAATTTGGATAGTAGAATAGGAGATGTGTTAATTTATGTAGAAAAAGAAGTTGGAACAATAGCAAGTTTAACAAATATAAATCCAGGCGAAGGTTATGCTTTGGATCCAGATATTTCTGTTATAGAACCTTTGATTTACCAGTTACAACTTGATGATGGTTTCAATAGAGGAACATATAAAGGATTTAATTCTATAATACAAGGAAATGCTGGTTTTGGAACAGGAATTGTAACTTCTATCAAAATTATAGACAGTGGTTATGGATATGAAAGAGACATGGTAGTTAGTTTGAGATCTGAAGAAAATCCATATTCTGTTACAGGCAGATCTGTTGTAGATTCTACTGGCATAGGAAAAGGTTATTGGAAAAATAAGAAAAGTTTTTTGAGTGATGAAATTCGTTTACAGGACAGTGATTATTATCAAAATTATT